GAAGACGTCAACAAAGGCTGGCACCAGCTGGCCCGCGAGTGGAACGAAGGCAGCCAGATCATCAAGGCCGAGGCCGGCAAGAAGATCCACTTCGACCCGGACGGCAAGGGGGATTACAAGACCCTGGACGAGATGGCATCCGACCTTATCAACACCACCATCGACCCGCTGTTTCGCCAGGACCCGCGCCTGGTTGTGCTGGTCGGCACCGACTTGGTGGCCTCGGCTCAGGCCAAGCTCTACAGCGAAGCGACCAAGCCGACCGAGCAGATCGCCGCCCAGAAGCTGGCCGAGTCCATTGCCGGGCGCAAGGCCTACATCCCGCCCTTCTTCCCGGGCAAGCGGATGGTGGTGACCACCCTGGACAACCTGCACATCTACACCCAGCGCGGTACCCGCAAGCGCAAGGCCGACGATAACCAGGACAAGAAGTGTTTCGATAACCAGTACTGGCGGATGGAAGGCTACGCCATCGGCGAATACCTGGCCTA